ACAATATGGTCGTGATGTTTTGATGAATTTTTGGCAAAATGAGATTGCGGCGGTACAGAAAGCTATGGGCTTCAGAAAAGCAGCAAAAATAGAATTTGACAGAATGGACTTATCTAACGAAGAAGCTGAAAAAGCTTTGCTTATTCAACTAGCTGATAGAAGTATTATCAGCGACGAAATTGTACAAAAGAGATTTGGCTTTGATCCAGATATGGAAAAAACTAGACTCAATAGAGAATCAAGAGATAGAAATAGAGGCAGAATGGTTAAAAAAGCTAGTCCGTGGCACGATCCTCAATTTGAAAATTCACTAAAGAAAACTCTATTGCAGCTAGGGATGGTTACGCCAAGTGAACTCGATATAGAACTAAGTGATAAAAAACAAGGAGAAAAAACACCTATGGAAATGAAGATGGAACAGTCAGCAAAGCCCACGAAGTTGGCTAACGATCCGTCTTCGGAATCGTTGCCTGGAGAACCCGGTGAAGGACGCCCAAAGCTTTCCAAAGATAAACAAAAAAGAAAAACCAAAGATTTTGCTCCACAGACAGGAGCCAAACTTTTATTATGGGCCAATGAGACCCAAGACAAAATAAGCGAAACAATCAACCCTATAATATTAGAGTATTTTAATAAGAAAAACCTGAGAAGTTTATCCAAAGAACAGAACACTATGCTAGATCAGGTTAAAACATCAGCACTTTTTAATTCACAACCTTTCTGCAAAATAGATAAAAATTACATAGATGGCATTTTAGAAAATGTCAATAAACCTAATGACATTGTGTATAAGTATTACGAATGGTTTAAAGTATTGCAGTCAGAGATGGATAGAGACTTAACTGTTGACGAAACAAAATATGCTAAATCATCTTTTTATGCTTCTGTTTTTGCTGACCAATAATGGAGTTTATTCATGAAAATTTTTGAACAAGAAATACAAGACGGCCTAGAAGAAAAAATTTCAGCATCAGCATCTGTTGCTTATGCTAGCATAGCCGAGCCATGTACTGAGCCAGAAAAAAAACAAGATATCAAAAATTTAAAAAGCACGGCTTCTTATGATGATTCAGATTTGTATTATGTACAATCCATATTAGTTTCTTCATCATGGAATAAAAATGATGATATTTTCGATAAAAAAGAAGTCTGGGCCGCTAAGAATACTCCAGAAGATAAACCTACAAATTTAGAGCACGACGAAAATTTAATTATAGGCCACATTACATCAAATTGGCCAATATCAGATTCTGGAGATTTACTTGACGATAATATATCTATGGAAGAATTACCAGAAAAATATCACATATTAACAGGTTCGGTAATATATAGAGGTTTTAGTAATCCTGAGCTAAAAGAAAGAGCAGAAAAATTAATATCTGAGATAGAATCTGGCACCAAATATGTTAGCATGGAATGCTTTTTTAAGGGCTTTGATTATGGTATAACAGATAAAGTTACTGGTAGTTACAAAGTTCTTGCAAGAGATGAAAATACAGCACATCTAACCAAATACCTCAGAGCGTATGGTGGTGCTGGTGAGCATGAAGATTATAAAATTGGCAGGGTATTAAGAAATATTACTTTTAGCGGGAAGGGTTTTGTTGACAAACCAGCAAATGAAGATAGTATAATATTTAATCAAAATATAATACAGGCAGAAGAAAAAATAAATTTTGAAAAAGAAAAAATTAACGATTTTAATAAAACAGGTGTATTATTTTCACAGTCCAGTACTCAATCTGAATCGGAGACAAATACTATGAGTTTAGAAAACGATATCGAAGAAATCAAAACCAAGCTTGAGGCTAAGCTTGCTATCGACGAGTTACAATCTGCAAACATTGATCTCAAAGCACAGTTAGCTACGCTTGAAAAAACAGAGGCTGGCGCAAAGGCTGAGCTAGAGACCACTATTCAGACCAGAGAGGCTACAATAGCTGAACTAGAAACGGTCGTTGCAGAAAAAGATAGCATTATCGCACAACGAGATGAAACAATTGCAGCAAAAGACGCTGAGCTAGCAGAAAAAGACGAAGTAATTGCTAAGCATGTTACTGATTTAGAAGCTGCTAATGAGGTTGTTGCTGGCTACAAGACCAAAGAAGAAGAGATGATGAAGAAAGAGAAAAGGGCCAAGAGAATGGCTGCTCTTCTTGAAGCTGGTCTTGAGAACGAAACAGTTGGGTCTACCGCAGATAAATTTGAACATTTGAGTGATGAATCTTTCGAAGATATGACTTCTTTATTAGCTAAGATGCATTCTAAGAAAGAGAAAAAAGCTGAAGATGATGCTGAAGCAGCAATGCCACCAGCTCTTAAAGAAGCTATAGAAGAAAAGAAGAAAAAAGAAGAGAAAGACAAAGCATCAGAAGATAACGCTGATGCAGAAATTCTCGAAGAAGTTGAGGTAGAAGAAGAAGTTAATCTTGGCGTTGGTGGTGAAGTTGAATCAGAAGAAGATTCGACTAGAGCCGCTTTAGTAGATTTTGTTCGTAGTAGACTTAACAAAACAACCAAATAAGTATCTTTTTAAAGGGAGATAAAAATGGCTCTAAAACCAGATCGTATCGAATTACAAACCGATGTTTCTTTTTTCATGAGTAGCACTGCCACTAGAGGTGGTGTTGCTTCAATTTCAACCGGTGGTTCAGGTGTGTCCATGGACGACTCAGCAGCTGTCGTAAGTTATGCAACGACTGCTAGCGGTTGCAAACCAGTCGGAGTTTTGCTAAACGATGTTGTTGATTTAGATCTTACTAGACAACACATTAACTGGCACAAAGACGAAGTACAAAAAGGTGGCAAAGTTACTTTGCTACAGGTTGGTCAGGTAACTACATCTAATGTAACCGGATCTCCGGACGCAGGTGATCCAGCTTATGTTGGTGCTAATGGTGATTTTTCAGCAACTGCACCTACCGACAGCGACACAGAAGATGAATATTATCGAGTCGGCAGATTTTTGAGTTCAAAAGATGCCGATGGTTATGCAAAAGTAGCAGTAAACATTGCCTAATTTAAATAAAAAGGGAGAACCACAAATGTTAGATAATAAAGAAAGATTTCAACCAACTCCAGAATTAACTGAGCTTTTAGTTCGTTCTGGCTCATCCAACAGAGAGGTATCTTTAGCTGCTAACGCAGAATTTGCTAAAGCCTTAGAGTTACCACTCCGACAGGGTGTTTTAAGTGGAGATGTTCTGAATGGTATTTTTGAGCCAATTTCTTTGGCACAAAGCGCTACTCCAGAATTTCCTCTTGACTTTTTAGCACCTGGAACTGAGAAAGATTTTGTTGCTTATACCATTCCTAATCATGGATATATTCCAGAGCGTCATGTTGAAGGCGATTATGTCATGGTTCCAACCTATGACGTTGGCGCTAGCATCGACTATCTTCTGAAATATGCTCGTGATGCTCGTTGGGATGTTGTAGGCAGAGCAATGGAAGTTCTAGAAGCTTCCTTTGTTAAGAAGATGAATGATGACGGTTGGCACACGCTGTTAGCAGCTGGTGTTGATCGCAATATTGTCGTTTATGACAGTGATGCAAATGCAAGTCAATTTACCAAGAGATTGGTAAGTTTGATGAAAACTGTTATGCGTCGTAATGGTGGAGGTAATAGCTCCAGCAATAATCGTGGTATGTTGACTGATCTTTTCGTTTCTCCAGAAGCAATGGAAGACATTCGCAACTGGGGCGTTGATCAAGTTGATGAATTAACACGCAGAGAAATCTATACAGCTGCAGATGGCACCCTGAATAGAATTTTCGGTGTTAATCTTCATGATCTTGATGAACTCGGTGTTGGTCAACAGTACCAGAAGTTCTACGATGATAGCCTTGCGGCTTCAATGCCCGCTGGTGATACTGAAGTTGTTGTTGGTCTTGATTTACGCAAGAGAGACAGCTTTATCATGCCAGTTCGTCAAGAAGTTCAGATCTTTGAAGACGACAGCTTGCATCGTCAGAAGAGAGCTGGTTTCTACGGATGGGCCGAGCTAGGCTTTGCTGTTCTAGATAACCGTAGAGTTCTCATTGGTTCTCTATAATAGACAAATTATTGTCTAACTTTAATCTGAAGGGCCAGTAGCAATACTGGCCTTTCTTTTTATATATGATACCCAAAACAAAGGGTGTATATCTAGTTATATACCAATTGCTTACCACCAAAAGGGCTGTGATATGTCAGCAGCAAAATATGATTTTCAAATAGAACAAGGTTCTTCTTTTTCTATGAGCTTGGTTTACAAAGATGATGACGGTAATGTAATCGATTTAACTGGTTGGTGTGCTAGAATTGTATGGAAAACAAATCTGAACACTACACAAACATTTACTACTGAAAATTTAGATTATACTACCTATAAATTTACTATAGAGCCAGAACTTGGTAGACTAAAATTTTTATTACCTGCTGATACTACTAATAATTTTGGTTTTAGTACAGCCAAATATGACTTAGAATTAAGAAGTGATGAAGATTTGTATGCTGGTGGAGGTAAACAGGTATTAAGGTTGTTGTACGGAACAGCTACCGTAATTAAGAGGTTTAGTAAGTCATCAGAACTTTTGGAGTGCGATAACTAATGGGATTGCCGGTAATAGAAATAACTAAATCTCGAGAAATTCTTGAGATATCAACAACAATTACTAATCATACACATAATACCTCTATAGATACCACTACGGACGCAAAAGTTGAAATAAGTTCTGGTTATTATACTGGAACAGTGGTTTACGCAAGTGACATTATAGGCATAGACAATTATATTCAAAACTTTCTAGATTTAGCTAATATAGATTGTGGCACACCATAAAGGAGATAGAAAATGGCAGTCAATACACTATTACAGGTTCGTAGAGGAACATCCACACTATGGTCCAGTGTAGATCCTACTCTTAGTGCGGGTGAATTCGGTTATGAAACCAATACCGGATATATCAAAGTGGGTGATGGGACAACCAATTGGTCTAGTCTTCCTTACTTTAGACCTTATGATGATGATTTTAAAACTGCTATAAGTGGTCTATTTCCATATGTGA